GGATGCGTCGCATATCTCGCCTCAAACACATACGCGGTAGAAGACGGCATCGCCGATATCATCGCGACAAAGGGTCTGGGTGAAGTCGTTTCTGATGATTTGCTCGATGACGACAGCGATCTTTTGAACGATAGCCCTGAGATTGTTGAAAAGCTGAAGCGCACCACGATGCGCAAGCGGTGGAAGCAATGACCGGTGCTGGCAAGTTCCGCGACCGCGTCAACGTCACTCGCTTGAAAAAACAAGCGGATGGCGCGGGAGGCACGCGCTCAGCTTGGGAAGAAAAATGGTCTTCGATCCCGGCGCAAATCCTCCCGATGCGTGGCGGTGAAGAGGTGAAAGGCGGACGCCTCGCCTCCCTATCGGATTTCGAGATCACGACCCGCGCCGACAGTGTGACACGCTTGATCGTCCCGTCCGACCAACTGGTAAACACGCGAACCGGCGTGATCTACGAGGTCAAACACATCGCCGATCTGCGTGGCGAGAACAGGGAACTACTGTTCACCTGCCGCTCAAAAAAATGATCAAAACTAACACCAGCAGCTTCCAACGAATGAGGTCGTCTTACGTCCGCGAAGTCCGCGAGATGTCTGACAAGGCGGCTCAAGCCAGCGCTAAGTCTATGGAAAGACATATGCGTCGGATCGCGCCCCGCCGCACCGGTCTGTTGATCAGCACGATTGAGAGCGTCCAGACCGCTGATGGCTGGATGGTCATCAGTGGCGGACCGCGCACGCAACGCCAGATCGGATCACGCACCTATGATCGCGTGGTTGAGGTTGGTCGGGGCAAATCCACCAGAGGAGCGAAGCGCAAGGCCGGTGGCTCGGGCGTCGTGTTCGACTATGCGCTTGCGCTCGAAATGGGGACAAAGAAGCGCCGCGCTGACCCCTATCACCGACCCGCTCGCGTTAAGGCACGCAAGGCGCATCGCAGCCGCATCCGTCGCGGCATCAATAAGATCGCGAAGAAGCACAGCGGGTAAATATCCGCATGACTAAACAGCCATTCTTTGAGCTTCAAAAGGCAATCTTCGAAACCCTGTCAAACGATGACGCAGTGATGGAGATCATCGGCGTCAACGAAGACGGTCAGCCGCAAATATACGACGGCGTTCCCGAAAATTGTCGTTTTCCTTATCTGATCATTGGTGAGGATAGTTTCTCGCGTCAGGATTGGTTTCACATCGCCGAACCGACCGTCACCTGCATGACTAATGAAAATGGGCGACTGACCCCGGTTAAAATACTGAGCGCGGCTGTGCAAGCGGCGCTTGACACTCAGATTGAGGTCGAAGGGTTCACCACGACAGAATGGTCATACGAAGAAACCGATTTCTGGCGTGAAGGTGTAGATGGGACGGAAGCCGGTGTCGTGACGTTCAGATACTTGCTGGACCCGGATGAGAGCCAGTAAAATCTCAAACCGAAGGTCGAAGAATAAATAACGGGAGCCCTAACAAAAGGAATCCCGAATGGCAAACCAACTACAAAAGGCCAATGGCCAAAAATTCTACCTAGAAATGGGTAACGGCGCAAACCCTGAGGTCTTTACTCGCATCGGTTTGGTCAATACGTCGCTGAACATCGGTTCATCGCAAAATCTGGAAGAGGCTGAACTGCCCGATCTGGACGACTTTGATCTTCCTTACGCGATTTCGCGTGAGGTGCGTTCGCAAGACCTCTCGTTTGAGGCTGCTGGCGCCGTCGATCACCGCTATGTCGCTGACATGCTGGACCTTCACATTGGCGAACGTGCTGGTGAGACGGTCAATCTGAAGCTCAAGCTGGACACGACCCACGGCTTCACCGTCACTTGCGGTTATATCCTGAGCGATTTCGGTATCGACGCCACCTACAAGACGATGTCCACGTGCCAAATGTCGTGGAAACAGAATGGTCGCCCGACGTTCACTAAGAACACGCCTTCTTCGTAAGCGATCCACACTAAGCGATAATGGAGGCCCGGCTTATTGCCGGGCCTTTATGCTTTCAAAGAACTCATCGGCGGAAATCTCTTCCTCAGACTCATCGATCTCTTTTGCCATCAGCGAAGCGAACTCCGCCTCAGTGATTTCGGCTTTGTCTTTCGTGGGCGGGCTATTTGCTTTGATCCAGCCCTCTCGCATTTTGCCGATTTCCCACAACGACATCTTTCGCATCGACTCTGGGTCTATTCCGATGGCTCCGGCGAGTTTCCAGTATTCGCCCCATTGGATTCGTCCGAAGGGGTCGGGGTCACTTCCTTCGGTTCCGGCTCCCCCGGCTCACTCTCCCCAAACACAACCGGCTCTTGTTCAGGCCCGTGGCAGGCCGCGTAGAGCGCGTTTGTCGCGGTCTGTAGGTAGTCGAGCGCGAACCCGTCGCGAAGATACCGGTCGGTCAGTTTCAGCGCCTCTGGCGCGCGCATTCCACCGCCGATCAAACCCAGCCTGATGATCTCGAAAATCCAGTTGACACGAAAATCACCGACAAACCCGTTGTGGTCGAAGTCGCTCATGCGACGAAGAATGTAGAAAGCACCTTTTTCGGTTCTTTCTTCCAACTCAACGAGGCGTTCGTAATCAAGTCTGAGATCGTAATAGTCGTCACCAACGATAGCGGTGATCCTAGCGGTTCGGGAGCCTTTTGGCTTACTGTTTAAAGTCACGTCGTATTTAGTTTTTCCTAAATACTTCGTGACTGGAACCAGAGTTGAAACCGAATTTACCGCGAATGATCGCGACCTTAGACGCAAGCTAGACCAACTAGACGCACGAATGAGCAAGTTCGCGGCTAACACCGCGAAGGCGTCTCAACAATCTGCCGCTAGCCTCAAAGGCATCGGCAACGCCGTAGATCATATCGGTCCCGCCCTTCGAAATATGGGCGGCATGTTCGCGGCTGCATTCTCCACGAATGCGATCATCGGGCTCGCCGACGAGTTCACCCGTTTTCAGTCCAAGCTCATCAACGCCAAGGTCGCGGCATCCGACATGGCGCGGGTTCAGAAAGAACTCTTCGCCACCGCGCGCGCGAACGGTCAGGAAGTCACCTCGCTCGCCGACCTCTACGGCAACATGGCGATGTCAGCGAAGTCGCTGGGTCTGAACCAAACCCAGATGATGCAGGCGACGCAGGGCGTCGCGGCTGCAATGAAGCTCTCCGGCTCTACGACGGCGCAATCCAGCGCAACGATCCTTCAGCTAGGCCAAGCGCTGGCCGGTGGAACCGTCCGCGCCGAAGAATACAACTCGATGCTTGAAAACGCCCCGGCGTTGGTCCGCGCCGTCGCTGAAAGCTCCACAAAATGGAAAGGCGATCTCGGCGCGCTGCGCAAAGAGATCAACGACGGAACCGTATCCTCGAAGGAATGGGCGAGCGCCATCATCGCGGCGTCGGCCAGCCTGAAAGCGGACGCCGCTAATGCGCCGTTGACCGTCGCTTCGGCGATGCAAAACCTCCGCACGTCTCTGGTCGAATACATCGGTCAGGCTGATCAATCGCTCGGCGCCAGTGAGAAACTTGGATTCGCTCTAAAGCTGCTGGGCGAGAACATCGATCTGGTGGCGAAGTCGCTGCTGCTGGTCGTCGCCGTTCTGGCGAGCCGGGCGACCGGCGCGATGGTGACATGGGCTGCAACGCAGGGAGCCTCCGCTGTCGCATCGGCTCGCCTCACCATGTTTCAAACCGCAATGACGGCCTCGATGACCGGCGTCAGCCGTGGTGCGCTTCTCGCTTCATCGGCCATGACCAAGTTGAATGCCAGCATGGCGTTCTTTGGCGGGCCGCTGGGGTTGGCGATTACCGCCATCGCTAGCGCGGTCCTCTATCTGGGAACCATGTCGCGGAACGCGGCTGAGGATTTGAAGGAGTTCGAAGAGAATCAACGCCGGACAAACGAAGTCCTCGCTCAGGCCGACGACATTCTGAGGAAGTCGGCCAAGGGAACGAAAGACGTAGGTGATAACAGCGCGGGTGCCGTGGGCGGCGTGATGGCTCTGTGTGACGCGACACGGGCTCTGGCAGACGAGACCTACCGACTGGCAGACGCACAGGCTCAGGCCGCGCGTATGGCGATCTTCAAACAAGTCGAGACCAACCGGGAGCGGATCAACCAACTGTCCAATCCAAGTGTTGGTCGTCAGATCATGTATGGGATGGAAAACGTCGGTTCGGCTTTTGGAGGCCAAAGAGACTTCCAGAACGCCGACAACGCTGAGCGTGACCAACTGATAAAGGACAACGCCGCCCTGATGGGGCGCGCGATCCAACTCGTCACCGCGCCCGGCGCCCGACTGATCCAAGGATCACCCTCAACGTCAGGGGGTGGCGGTGCCGGTGGTAGAGGTTCAGTAAAATCGCGTGGCGGTGGGACATCCGCTGAAGAGCGTGCTGACAATGATGAGCGCCTGCTGACTGACGCCCGCCGTCGCAACATCGACGCCCTGAACGCGCTCGCCGAAACTAGCGACCAGCGACACGGCAACGCGCTCTTCATGATCGATCTCGAAGCCCTCGAAATCGAGAAGGCGATCAAGAAACAGCAAGCCGATGGAAAAGTCAGCGAAGCGGCGGTGACTGAGGCCCTGTCGATCAATGAGAACACCCGCCTCGAAGAGCGTCGGGCTGAAGAGAAACGCTATGCGTTGGAGGTCGAACAAGAGCGAGCCGACATCGCGCGCGACGCCTTGGAAATGGAACAGTCGATCAACGATCTGAACCAGACCATCCTTCGTGATCGCGCGGGTATGGCGAAGACCACGTCTGAGCGCGTTGCTCTCGAAAACGCTCAGTTCGCGCTCTATCAGCAGGCCGCGAAAGCCGATTTCGAGGCCAGACAAGCTGAGACCCGCGCTCGCCTGAAAAACGCCAATCGTCTGGATGCAGAGGCCGAACGCGGCTTGGCTAGCGAAGCGGCTGCGTTCGCGCAGATGCAAGAAACCGAGACGCAGCGCCGCGCCTACGACGAACGCAAAAACAACCCGTTCGCCAAATATGTCGATCAGGCCGCCGACATGCGATCAAGCCTTCAATCCGTCGCGGCCGATGGGCTGGGCGCGCTCGAAGATGGCATTCTCGACGTTCTAGATCGCAACGCCGAACTGAAGGATTCCTTCCGCGATGTCGCCAACTCGGTGATCAGTGATCTGAAGCGTATCGCGATTCAAAAGATGATCATCGCACCGCTGGCGAACATGCTCGGCTTTGGCTCAGGCGCGAATATCTTCTCGATGTTCAGCGGTATGGGGTCGGGCTCTTCGGCGATACCGGGCGACAATGGTGGCTTGCTCCCCGGCGCACTAAACCGGTCAGCGCGCGGAACCACGTTCTCGCCGGGTGGTCTGACGCTGTTGAACGAAGGCGGTCCCGAACTGGTGAACTTGCCTCGCGGATCACAAGTCCTCCCGTCCGGTGATGTTCGCAATCTGCTGAGCGTTCCTAGGTCAGCCGGTTCGCGTGCTCCGGTCTTCCATTTCACCACAAATGTCCAAGCGACTGGCGCGGTCATGGTGGCTGAAATCGAGAAGAAGATTGAGACGGCAAACTACGGAGCGGTCCAAGCCGCCCGCGCTTTGGTCGCTCAGGACATGGCTGAACAGGGACGCTCTTTGCGCCGATAGGAGGCGACCCCACGCTAAATAGTGGGTGATCCTCCTATCCAAGCCGCCACGCGGAACGACCAAACTTTCGTATCTGTCGAACTCGATTGACCACCAACCCTCGCATGGTGGTGCGACCAAGCGCATCAACCGTTTGGGTGATCGTTTCTCATTCGAAGTGTCGATCCGCGCCCGTGGCGATCAGGGGTCTGCGCTGGTCGCCCGCTTGAATGCAGGTCGCTCAGACAAGGTCAGAATCCCCGTTCGTCAGGCGGTCGAATACCCCCGCGTCACCGGTCCGGTCCGAGTTTCGACTTCGATCAGCGGCGGACAAAGTCTGAACCTCAATGGCCTTCCGGTCGGTCACAAGCTGATGGGCGGTCAGATGATTTCCATCAAGGCGGTGAGCGGCGTCAGCTATCTCCACCAGATCGTCAATGATGCGACCGCGAATGCCAGCGGCGTCATCACCCTGACGGTCGCGCCGATGATCCGAACCCAGCTTAGCGTCGGCGATCTAGTTGAAGTGAACGACCCGGTCATCGAAGGATATTTGGCCGGAAGCGCCACCGAATGGACCGTCGATTTCATGCGTTCGGTTCAAGTCGGCTTCACCATCGTGGAGGCCGAATGAGTCTCGCGCCTTCCCATGCCAGCGCGGTCGCGGCGTCCCATTACACGACCGTTGAGGCGGTCCAGATCAAGCTTCCAAACAAGACGCTCAATCTACTGAGCGGCGCAGGTGTCGCATCGTTCATCGTCGGCACCGCCATGACGACTTTTGTTGGTTCGGACCCTGAGTTCGGTAAACTCGGAAGCATCGGTCAGGTCAGCCTTTCAATGGACGCGGCTAGCCCGGCGTGGAAGTTTTCGCTGATGCCTAACAGCCCGGCCGCACTGGCTGTGTTGGGGTCGGGATCACAGGGCTCAGTCGTTCAATACTGGACGCTGGTGATTAACCCGGCGAACGGCGCTGTGATCAACGCTCACCAGCTTTGGTTCGGCCTGATCGACACCGCGACCATAACCTTGTCTGTGAGCGGACTACGCGCTGATTTCGACGTGCTGACCGCGACCGAACTGTTGATGGCTGCAAACGAAGGCGAGCGTCTGACCCCGGCGTGGCAACAACTGCATTTTCCCGGTCAGACCGGTTTGCGTTTCAATGTTGACGCAAAAGATCAGCCCTTCTGGGGACAAGATGCGCTTACGTCTAATCCAACGTCTAGCAACACATTCAAGTTCACGGGGGGTATCGGCGGCATTATCCAGCAAGTTGCATCGCAGCAGCGCTAAATAGTGGGTGATTCCATCCATCAAACGCCAGCAG